ACTGCCCCCCCTCTCATTGTTAATTGTGCGTATGAATCTACTGATGCCATAAATAATCACCTCAAAGTTTTATTCCCGAGCCTAATAATGGCTTCATTAATGTGCGATTTATGTTATTTATAGGTCGACGTAAAAGTCTCCTGCCGATAGAAAATGTTGCGGCCGTTGTTGCAGCTCCAACCGCCATAGGAATTATATTATTTTGTAAATTTGTTGCCATTGTAGACGTAGCAACGCCGGGATTTTGAACTATATCAGATAATGAAATGGCTCCGGTTCCACTATATCCGGTCATCATGCCCTCAGTATCATATGTTGAGGCAATGTCTCCTTGTCCAGTAATTAAACCAGCGATTCCGGTTCCCGCTATACCTCTTGAAAGGATTTCAGCGTATGTTAATGATTCTAATGCGTTTAATAATTTGAAAGACGGTCTTCGGCGACTTCTTTTTCTCTTAGCCATGTATCTCCGACCAGGATCCGACTATTAATCCTTTTTAGCAAAAAGTCCTTTTTCGTCTTTTTTAGGTTGAATTAATATCGGTTGTTGGTTTTGTGTAGCAATATTTGAAATCATATTTGCGATTGCTTGTTGAACTGGCGAAATTGGTTCGCCGTTGGTTGATAATCCCGTAGATTGAATCGCTAGAGCTAGTTTATTGTCAATACTTTCTTCTAAATCTTCAACATTTTCTCGAATTTCTCGATTTAATTGTGAAAAAAGCCATAAAATGACGAAAATTTCAAAAATACTGGCGATTATTGTTATAGTGTAGCCTTCAACCATGCCCCAAAGCGACGCGACCTAGCCCTAAAAAGGTTACTTTGACCTTATTCTATTATTATTATTGATTATCATATAATAATATATATATATATAGAATATTAGTAATAATTAATGATTTTAATACAACGGGTTGTAATAAATACACTTATAACCCCTATAGTAGTCGGAGATAATATGGAATACGGAGAAAAATGCACATGTTGCCAAAAAGACGTCATAATAATCGGTGCTTATATCGGTTCACTATCTGGTATCTATTGTGAATCGTGCGGGTATGAATCAGAATATTGCGGGATGTGTTGCGAATGATAAAAAAATGCTTAGAATTATGGGCTGGAGATTCGACGGGTTTAGAAGGTGCTAGAACTCTTTCTTTATCTCATGTTAAAATTACAACTGTAGAAATTAATCCCGAATTTGAACCCACTATATGCAAAGATATTCTTGATGTTACAGTTGAAGAAATTAGGCATAAAATGAAATTAGCTCCAAATGAAAAACCGTTTTTTATCTGGGCTTCGCCCGATTGTTCGGTCTTCTCTGTTGCCGGTTTTGGTCATGGGCATTTCAGTCGCGATAATGTCTTTGATACACCTCAACCGGCATCGGATAAGGCCAAAGAAATGGTTAAGAGGCACAAACACACACTTGATTTAATTATGGCCTTAGACCCGGTCTATTTTGTCATTGAGAACCCTCGCGGATTATTGCGAAAGATGCCTTTTATGCAACATCTACCCAGAGAAACAGTAACATATTGTCAATACGGCGATTTTAGAATGAAGCCAACTGATTTATGGGGTAAATTTCCGGCTTCATGGAATCCACGACCAATGTGTAAAAATGGCGATTCATGCCACGAAGCAAGCCCGCGAGGTGCTATGCGTGGCACTTCTCGATTAAGTCATAGAAAGAGGTCGCATATTCCTTTAGAATTATCAGAGGAAATATGGCAAGCGGCATTGATAGATAATGGCGAATGTCGCAGATCTTTGGGGGATTTCGTATGAGTCAAGTTGATGAATATGACTTAGGTTATTATGAAGGAATGCGAGAAGTTGCTAGATTATATAATCGGTGTTTAAGGAAAATGGCTAACGCTGATTTATCAATTATTGAACTTCAATTAGATAGTGAAAGATTTGTATCAACATTAATGGTAATGATGGAAGAGGCCGAAGAATTGAGGTTTAGAAATGAATCTTAGATGTAGAAATTGCCGGGCTGTTTTCTTAGTAAATAGTTTTGAAGATGTTAGAATAATTCAAGCAATGTCATGCCCAGAAGGTGCCGGTCATAAATTATCAGAGGTGGCATAAATGTCTAGGATAATAAGAACTGTATCATTATGCAAAAAAAGCGACGAGTTAGCGGGATTAAAACCAAATTTTTCTCGATGGGTTAGGGAACAATTAATTTCTTCTGATGAAACAAGTTCTAATTCTCATGTGACTTTAGCCGTGTTTAGAGAGCGAGGAATATGTAACCCTAGTGCTTCACCTAGATGTGCCATTTGTTTCCCTTACGGACGTCCTCAAATGGTCGATGTAAAGCAATGGAATCATGAACATAACTATGTTAACCATGAAGGTCAACATACCTTGAAGATTGGAGCTAATGAAAGACTACAAGAAATTACAAAAAAAAAGTTCAAGAAAGACGATATAAAATCTTCGTCAGATATTTCAAATATTCAAAACGATGGCAAAAAAACCAACGTCGACGAATTAATTATTCCCGAAAGAAAGTATCTAAGAAGAGCCGTTAAATGGGCATTGAATTTTATTTAGAGGCCGCCGAGAAGTGCGTCAATATCGTCGGGTATTCCGTTTTGATTTCTGTCGTTAGGGTCAATTGGTTGAGGTATTGAACCCGGAATATATCCCGGCCAACCGGGATTAACTGGTGGAAAAAATGGATTTTGATTTTGTCCGAAACCGGGATTTGTCGGCGGTAATGGAAAGACCGCTGGCGGTCTCGGTAATGGTAAAATTGTCTGACCTGGATCCAGGTCTTGAACAATATTTTCATTATTAGATGGGTAATTGAGTTGATTTCCTACTAATAATCGAACGAATTCTATCGCACTTTGAACGGGCGTTAATTTCATTATTATACAACCCCTTGATTATCTTTCAAGTTTTCAATTCCCCAATATAATTGAAGTTGAATCAAATTAGAATTGATATTTGATGGAATATCCGCTAGTGGTTCAATTACATCTTCACCAACTTCTACGCCAAAAGAACCCGCTAAAGCTCCGGTAATTATGCCAATCCAACCAAACCGAGAACCAGCAGTTCCGCCAGCAATTGCACCCGCGATATTTTGGGCTTCTAACCAATCAGCATAACCTTGAACGTCTAATAATTTCGTGGCTGTCCGCCATGCCGTTCCTCTTAGTGAAGAATCCAAACTAATACCAATAAGACCCCCTATGAAGACCAAAAAAGATACATCGGACAAAGCCGAAACAATTGGCGTTGATACGTTCTTGAAATTGTAAGAACTAATTGCATCTGAAAACATTTGACGTTCGTAGGTTCCCAGAGTTATCCTATGTTCGATAACTTTCTCTGTTGGTTTACGTGGCATAATATCACGGCTTAACTAATTCTTGACCAAATAATTGGAAGGAAGCCGCCGCAGATGATGTTGAAGTTACAGGATAAATAATCAAATTATAATACGGGGGAATAATAATAGGAAACATGATAGATTGATCCAGCGAAGTAGGAATAAACACAGTTCCTTTCTTAACATTAGTAAATAATCCGCCCTTAATCCCTTGAGTAATTGGAATAATTCCGTTTGTATCTCCATCACTAGCAATTGAACCATTAACAAATCCCGGTGGAGCTAAGGCCAAAGCCCAAAATTCATTAGCATCGCCACCCCAATATGAACCCATTCTAACTTCAATCGGATTGTCACCAGCAGTTAGAAGAGTTGAAGCAACCCATAAGCCATTATTAATTGGCGTAGTTGTTAAGGATGACCTTATTTGTCCATAACAATAATACAAACTAGCACCTCTTATCAGCCGCTCGCATTATTTCTCTCATTCTTTTGATGCCCATTAATTCGGCTTCGTATAGAAGTTTCGTGGCTTTCTTAATTGCCATTGCCTCAGCCTTTGAACTAATTTTCATCCTAGCCCTTGCTCTCTTAGAGATAGCCATTTTAATCACGCATCTGTCCTAAATACAACTCGAGTGTTAAGTGCAATCTGAGCGAAGCAAGATTGGAATAAACCAGTATCAACCGCTGGATCATTTGGGGTTACTGAACCGATAGGTGTGCCGCTACCATTCAAAAAGTAAATCGGCGAACTGAAATTAGTTGCATTGTTTCCGCCCATAGCAAATGCATGGGTCACGGTGCGACCTTGAAGGGTTTCACCGATTGATTGACCAGTTAATACCGATACTAACTCATGTTCGCCGGTTGCGGCTGGCGTAACTTGAAAACAATGGTATTCACCATTTGAACATGCGACAGATAAACCGACTTGTCTATCAGAAGTTGTGTTGGCCATTACAATAACTGAATCGCCGGACACTAGAGCCTTAGGATAAGGTAGGGATCCAGGCAAACCCATTCCAGATGATAAACCGGAAACAGGTAAAGCCAATTTGATTTTACCCGCCGAACGGACATAAGCATAAGTTACGTCATTTTCAGCACTAACGCCCGCCGACATAACGACGGGGTTAGGTAGCGATTGAGTTGCGAAGGTTCCAGCCGGTTGTGCCGATCCAACGAAGTTAGCGTCGGTCTGAATTTCGTCTTCTGTGGCCTCTGTGAGGGCTGTATTTGCCAAAGGAACGACTGCCCCCCCTCTCATTGTTAATTGTGCGTATGAATCTACTGATGCCATAAATAATCACCTCAAAGTTTTATTCCCGAGCCTAATAATGGCTTCATTAATGTGCGATTTATGTT